CTTCACCTGTGAACGGGCGATTGAACTCGCTTTCGATCTCGTCTCTGTTCAACTCCTCGAGCCTATCGAACTTCTTACCGAACTTCTGATCGGGTCCGAAGTATGCGCCTGAGTGGTAGCTCTTCTCCTCTAAACCCTTGTCGTTTATAAACGTCCATGTCTGCTCCTTAGACCAATCGCTGTAGTCGACGCTCGGGCTCTCATGAAGGCTAAGCGCGACCCTGCTCCAGCCGGAACCGGGAGCGCCGGCTATGAATACATACTTGTACATTTTTGCATCGCAAAGAAAATTTTCATCACTTACATTATTATATATACTATATATAAGAAAATGTCAACAACAAGGATTTTTTTATGAATCTTAAGATTTTTAGGTTCTTTATTGAAAAACTCAACAGAAGCTTCGACCTTCCTAAGTACCAAGACTTGGTGATCGATGAGAACTCTCTGTTCGAGGAGCTCCCGTGGACGCCGGCTCGGATGAACAAGTTTGTCGAGGTGATCAACGCCGAGTTCAACACCGAAGTGGTTTACGAAGGTAGGATCAGTGAGATCGTTCAAAGGATCAACGATCAGTACTTCGAGAACTTCTTTAAGAACGGTGGAACTTGGTTTCCTAGGACCGATGAGTTCGAGTACACCGGTTGGAAGATCGTTGACCTCATCAACTCAAGGAACCCCCGTTCGGTCTTAGACGTCGGCTGCGGGTACAACCTGTTTAAGGGCAAGATCAACAACTTGATCGGTATCGATATAGCCAACAAAGCCGCCGACTACATGGTCGACATCCTTGACTTCGACGTTCCAAACGAAAGCTACGATCACGTGATAGTCTTTGGAAGCGTCAACTTCGGTCAGTTTGAGGACATCGAGGTTAGGATGAAGAAGGTGATCGACTTGACCGAGAAGGGTGGATCGATATACATCAGGGCGAACACGGGCGTCAATCACCCAAGGGGATACTACATCGACATCTACCCGTGGAGCTTCAAAGACGCCTTCACTCTCTCGGAAAGGTACGGCTGCGAGCTTGTGACCCTGAAGAAGGACAGTCTCGATAGGCTCTACATCGAGATGAAGAAGAAGTCAGCGCGTACCTAAGGCGTAGTAGACGTTCCTTCCGTCGATGTTGAGCTCTGAGCCGGATTCAAAGACCGGCTTAAGGTTCAGAAGCTCAAGCAGGTCTTCGACGCTCATCACCACGTGTCGACTGTTGTGATCGTTGACGTGCTGGATGTGCTGAAGGGCGAGTATCGGTGAGTCGCCGAAGTGCACGTGATTCAACATATCCAAGGGAACTAGGTACTCGAACTCCGGCAGGACGACTAGGTCGAAACCGCTCAGGTCGACGTCCTCGAAGAAGACGCTCTTGAAGATCGTCTCGGCTTTGAAGAACCTCTCAAAGAAACCGATCGACAGCTCGAACGACGGATGGTCCGAGACGAGGGTGACCTTCGCATTGTACTCCTTCTTGAGGAAGTGCGTCAATGCGATCGGGCTGCTGCTTCCGACTATGGCGACCCTATCGAGCTTCTTGAAGTTGGCGCGTATGCGATCCATCGCTATGAAGTTGCGGTTTCGCATCTTTGGATCGTTGTGCATGGCGTAGAGTCTGTAGACGTACTCAAGCCCTCGGCTGTTGAGGTGCTTGAAGATCTCTCCGTGGATCTTATCCAAGTCCTTGATGTAGTCAAGCTCAGTCGTGCCGGGTCCAAACATCTCTAGCCCATCCATCCGCGTCGTGAAGCTCGACGCCTTTCTTGTGTGAAGTGTTGAAGATAGCTACGTACTGATCGCGCAATTTGTATGGTTCGAGGTCGTTTGGATACTCGGCGCCGAAGCTGTACGCATAGGCGATCCCACGGGGATGATAGTTCATCTGCTTGCGGCTGCTGTAGTAGATGAACTTATCCAGTGTCTTAAACCTATATCCGATGACTTCTTTGTTCTCAAAGAACTTCTGATACATCCACTTGAGCTGGTCGTCCGTCCAAGTCACGAACGAGCTGTTGACGTAGCAGTCGCCCGTGTAGTACGACTTGTAGATCCTCTCGATCTCGGTCCAGTAGTTGTAGATCATCCGAGGCTCCTTGAATCCGTACTCATCGAAGTAGGGCTTCAAGTCCTTGAGCACCAAGACGTCTAAGTCGAGGAAGCAGTACGGACCCTTGAACGGGATCTTGTTGAAGAGATCGAGCTTGCAGGCGGTAAATACGTTTGAGTTGAAGTGCGGAAGCATCTCGATCGGATACGTCCTGCACTCAACGCCGCGGCTGTTGTCGGTGAAGCAGTAGAACTCAAACGGACCTGAGTACGTAGCCTTTATCGTCCTAAATAGCCTGTTAACGTATTCAGGACCGTACTTGGTTCCCCACTTCAAAACTATAAACTTGACTGTCTCATCCATGATAAACGTATACTGTGTATTGGTAAAACCATCGTACTCAATCGAGCACGTCGAGAGGCTCTACGACCAAGTTCGTAAGTATTTAACGCGTAACTTCAAGTTCATATGCTTGACCGATTCTGAGTGGAAGACCGACAGACCCATCGAGTTCATAGACGCGACGAGGTTCGAGCTCGATACTTGGTGGAACAAGGTGGCACTCTTCAGCCGCGAAGTGAGCGGTCCCGGAGTCAACTTATACTTCGACCTTGATACGCTGATCAGGGGAAACGTTAACTTCCTCGTCGATGAGGTGAGGCAGGGCGTTCTCAAAGTTGTCGACACCGTTTGGAAGGATGAGAAGTGGTGGAGGCTCGTCGATAAGCTCGATCAAAAGAACAAGGAGAGGTTCTTCTGCAACGGGAACTCATCCGTCATGGGATGGGTGGGAGACTCACACCACTACCTCTTTGAGATGCTTATGTCCGACATATTCAAGCACACGACTGAGCACTACGGTGACGACACATTCATCAATAAGTACGGAAGGGTCGCCTACTTTCCAAAGAAGATCATGACGACGGCCGCTCAGAAGCAGGTTCGTCTGGAAGACGAACGGATCTTGATACACTATCGAACGATTCCCACAGGTCTCGAGCCCAAGTAGGTCCCTCGTGCAGCTCGACGCCCCTTCCGTGCGAGGTGTTGAACATGACTATAGGTGAATCGAGCCAACCCTTCTCATGATTGAAGGAGTATATCATCGATCTCGGGTGAAACTTCAGCCTCCTCAACACAGTGTGAAACAAGAACGTGTCGAGGTCTTTGTACTTGTAGTCGATGATGGTCTTGTTCTTTAAGTAGAACTCAGGCAGCCACTTCAGCTGGTCTCCGTCCCAAGTCACGAACGAGCTGTTGACGTAGCAGGTCCCATAGTCTTTGAATACGGGAGCGATCTTTACGTAGTCGACGTCGGTGTGCGGTCTCGCGCTTATAGAGAACCTCGGCTCCTCGAAGCGATACTCGTCGAAGTACGCGGTCAAGTCGGACTGTATGAGTATGTCTATGTCGAGAAGGACGTATGGACCTTCGAAGTCGAGGCCTTCGAACAGGAACAACTTCTCCATCGTGAAGCAGTCGTTCTTCACCGTTCGTAGGAGCTCTATGTCCCTTACTTCTATTTCCGGCCGAAGCTCTCGAGCGTCATCAGTAAAACAAAGAAAGCGATGAGGCTTGCGATAGAACCTGCGTATTGACTCATGAAGCCTGTTGACGTACTCGGGTCCATACTTATCACCCCACTTCAAACATATGAATTTAATCGGGCGTTCCAATGTCATCGACCATGTCCGCCCAGATGTTCTTGTCGTAGATGACGTAGCTGAAGGTCAAGCGCGGGCTGTCGGTGTAGGCGCAGTGCCAGTAGATCTTTTTATCTTCCTTGTCGGAACCGAAGTACCCGACCTTGCAGTTCCAGCCCGCCGCGTCGTCGAACCTCACGAACTTATCGTTGACGTGGTCATAGTGCTCGAAGTAGCCCTTCGCCTCAGGGTTGCATGATAGGACGATGTTGTATCCCGGAGCGTTGCAGTTGTTATGCCAACCGATGTAGCCTCCCGCCGGATAGAACATCTGGAGCGCGTTGTTTCGCGCGCCGAAGAAGTTCATCAGCTTGCTGTTCGCGGCCGCGGCTTTATCAAGAAGCTCCTTGTCCTCGATGTACCTGCGATCCATGACGAGCTCCAACCCCCAAGAGTGCCTAGGGAAGCCGTGCTTGATCGGAGGCTGCTTCAGCGCTTCGCGAAGGTAGGTCTCGCTCACGGCTTCATGCGCCAGAGACTTAACGCTTACGTTCCTCATCTTCTCGTTGGAACCGATGAGCGGCTCGAGGTGGCTGAAGTCGCGGCCGTAGAAGAAGTCGCTGAACTCAGTTAAAATTCGAGTTAAATCCGGATTTAGGCGAGATATAGAAAGCATTGGCGACCCTGTCACGTGGAATTGTGTAGTGATATACGATCTGTTCAACCTCGTTGAACTCCTCGTAGTTCTCAAGTAGATTTATAAAGTTATACGAGTGCCCGCCGCTGGGAAACATCGCGTGCTTCACCTTCTTGTACTTAGGATCGGCGTTCAACAGGTACCAGATGGTGAACTGATCCCACGGCTTCATCCTTGGGTTGTACTTCGCGAATGGACTCTGATCCCACTGGCACGTGTCTTGGATCAGGTAGGTCTCATACCAATCCTGCATCAGCTGCAGGGTAAGCTTCTTTGAGTTGTAGAGGATCACACCGCCGTGGTATTCAAGGTTGTTGTTCCTATCGATGACGGTGTCTTTAGAAACTTTTGGTATAATCCTAGTAAACATTATATCATTCTTACCTAGGATGTCAAATACTTTTTTGATATTCTCTGATCTAATCTCAGTATCTGCGTCTAGGTAGAGCGTGTTCTCGTACGGTGTTCTAGCCATCGCGTACATCTTGGCGCGCTTATGGATCGGGATCCCAGTCTCGATCTTATCGAAGTACTTGCGATCCGACTCCTGAAGAAGCACTTCGTGGGTAAACAGGGTTATGTTTGCTTCAGGATAGTTGTCGCGCAGTGATATGGCTGAGTGCACGGCCGCCTTGTAGTAGGCCGAGCTCTGCGAAGCTACGTATAGGAATCCGTTCATATCAAGCCGTCGGTTTGGCCAACGGGTCCTCGAGCATGTGAAGAAGCGCGGTGTAGACCAAGACTTCAGTTGGAGTCGCTGCGCGGCGAATCTTGTTCTTGATGTCGCGATTCTTAGAGTTCTTCACGATCTCCATGTCGAACGCCTCAGCCTTGAGGTTGAACAGCTGCTCCTTGATGGCGCGATCTTGATCGATCTTCGCGCGCTCAGCCCTCTCAGCTTTACGCTTCATGTGGCTCTCAAGGGCGTCGCCCGTGTTCTGATCAAGGTGCTCAACGCCGAACGTGTCCATGATCTCCTTCCAATCGGGATTCAACGTATCGTTGACGTTGCTGATGGAAGCAACCAGTTCACGACCGTCGTCGTACCTGAAGGTAGCGAGAATCACGGTCTTCTCGTCGTTAGCCCACCTAGGATTTATGATCTTCCTTGCCATGTTATGCCGTCCTTACCCAAAGGTATATTGTTGAAACAGTGCTGCTGTCGTTATTTAACGTATCGCCGGTGTAGCCGCCTGTGTAACTTCCCGTATATGATCCGGTGTAAGAACCGGTGTAAGAACCGGTGTAATTGCCGGTGTAGTTTCCTGTATACGTTCCAGTATAGAAGCCCGTGTACGTACCAAAGTACGTAGGACCGGCGAAGCCGTTGTAGAACGGGACGTATCCACCGGTGTAGTTTCCGGTGTATGAGCCGGTGTAGCTTCCGGTGTAGGTGCCTGAGTAGGTTCCACTGTAGGTTCCACTGTAAGTTCCGGTGTACGTACCCGAATACGTACCAGAGTATGATAAGGCCGATGAAGTCCTGGTCGTGTCCAAGAACGCGGTGCCCGATGTAACCCAAGTTCCGCCGGCCGGCGTGGTGGCTTGAACTTTATAGGTTCCTATGCCCGTCGCGACGATCCTGTTCTTGAGTCTTGTCGCGAGCGATTGAATCTCAGCGTCCGACATCTCCTTCAATGAGATCGGAGAAGTGGCCGTATTGAGCTTGATCGGACGTAGGGTTGAAGGGGTCGAAGCCGCCGCTGTCTTCTTCCAAAGCTGGGTGCTGTTCGTGGTCGAAGCGTCGAGGGTGTTTGTGATCGTAGATGTTGAGACCCATGTGCCGCCGACCGGCGAGCTCGTCTGGAGCGCGTATGAACCCACGCCCGCGGAGACTAAATTCGCGAGTGCCGTTGAGATCAAGTCGGCGTTGAGAGCGGTGTCGTTCTGCTCCTTGATGCCGGTGTCGAACTCAACGGGTCTGGTGATGGTCTCAGCTGCCGCCTGCTGGTCTTGGTAGAAGTTGTAGGTCACAGAGAGCGGTGTCGTGCCGATGGGGTGATCACCCGGATTCGCGTTTAGATACGTATCGGTGAAGGTGCCTATCAGGGTCAATCCCGTCGTGTTCGCAGGATTCACCGTTATGTTGGCGTTCGACGACGACGCGATGAGCTGCGTAAGTATAAGGTCGACCGCGTAGTCGTAGTCAGTGCCTAAAGCCTGCTTCAGTGAGACCGGACTGGTAGCCGTGTTTATTTTAAGTAGCGCTGCCATGTCTTACGCTTACGTTGGGAATGCTTGAACACCGTTCGCGTAGTAGACCACCAATGAGCTGAACGACTGACCGTTCGAGTATTGGATGCCCGTCACGACGATGTTTCCTGAGAAAGTCACTGTGTTCGTAGATGTATTTATGTTCACAGCGTTGGTGTTGTACCAGTAGCTGTTGCCTGAGCTGTAGACCAGAACCTGACCGTTGCCGACCGAAGACGTGTTTACGTCCGAGAGGTCCGAGGTCGTGATCTTCGTGGCGACCACCGTGTTCGAGGCCGCCGAATTGACCGTCAAGACCCTGAAGGTGCTGTTGCCTGAGTTGATCGATACGTTCGCGCCAAGACCAAGGTTTGTCCTGTATCCGTTGAAGGCCACGTTCGCGGCGAATGAGGTGTTGGTCGCGACCGACAGGGCAGCCGCAACCGAGTTGTTGCCGCCGGACAGCGTGTTCGCGTAGAGGGCGTTCGCCGAGAAAGCCGATGAGATCGCGGCGTTACCGACCGCTGTGTTTGAATCGGTCGTCACGACTTTGTTCGACATCGCGTCGGATAAGACGTTTGTCTTCGTGATCCATTGACCGAATGAGTCGGTCGTCGTATCTACGTTTGCGATGGCTATCGTCATTTGTCCAACTTCTCTAGTATCTGACTCAGCATAGACTTAAGTTCATCGACGTCGGTCTTAAGCTGATCAAAGTCTTTGTTCCTCTGCCTGACGCGCTCTCGAGCCTCGCGGTACGCCTTGAGACCAAGGGCATCGGTGTTTACCACCGCGCCGGGATTGAAGCCTAATCTCTTTAAGCTTTCGTTGCTGTTCATATTTATACCTGAAGCGCCACGGCCCTGATGTCGTTTATCAGCGGGATCCTGACGGCGTTCGATGATAGAAGAACTATCTTGACGGCAAAGATCTTGTAGCTTGAGAACTTAGAGCTTGCCGCGTTGACGTAGGTCAAGATGCTGCTGTTCGTCGCGTCGAGGTAGGCGTCGTTCGTATAAGTCGTCGTCGCGGGTACACCGAACTCATACTCATAAAAGTTCGTCCTGTCCGTCGGGCTGCTGTAGACGAGGTCGGTGTCGTTGAGGTACGACATGAGCGTCCAGTTCTTGCTGTCGAAGGTCTCAGGGTCCGACGCGTTCCAGAACTTAGCGTAGACCTTGACGTCGGTGTCGACCGGCCTGTAGGCGGTGATCATGACCTTGAGGTCTTCGGCTTCTTGACCGTCGGCCAATACAACCCTCTTTGACACGTACTTCGTGCTCGCGCTTCCGTAGCGTGTGTACTCGTTCGTCGCGTCGTTGTTGATGATGTTCTTCACGAACAGCGAAGACTTGCGGCCGAGACCGATCGCTGGAGATGCGTATGAGGTCGAAGTTCCAAGCGCGATCCTGAACGAAGAGGACTTCGCGCTGGACATGCTCGCGACTTCGTTGGACTTACTGACAGCGTACCTAGACTTATCTAAGTACTCATACTCAAGCTCACCGACGACTTTCTGGTACGAGGTGTCCTTGACGTATGAACCGTCGGTTCCCTTGAAGTCGTAGAAGATGTCGGTTAGGATCGGTTGGATCGTGGCGAACTTAGGAACGACGGCTTGGTACTGCAAGTTGTCGACCGTGCTGATCGTCGCGTTGGCGATCAGGTAGGTGTTCGTGATGTAGCTCGTGTTCGCCGGATCCGGAGTCCTGTAGACATTGATGTTGTTTGCCGCGTAGAACTTACCGTTGGTTGAACCATCGATGTAGATCACACCATTCGACTCGTCGACGTATTGGACCCTACCGAAGGCCGCGTTCGCCGCGGTGTTTGGTCCGCCGGTTGAGTTCGCGCTGTAGACCAAGTCGCCGATCTCAACGGCGACCGCTGAGTTCGCGCGGGTGAAGCCTGAAGTCGTGATGTACTCGTCGTCTTCGTTGTTGAAGTAGGCGTAGTATGTGCCGATCGAGAACGAGGCGCGGTAGATGTTGAACTTGATGTCTTCCTTCTGAAGCGGTGTCCATGCCGACATATTCGCCGAGACGAACATTATGCCTGAATATGGGTTGCTGAAGACATTCTCACCGGTGTTGACGTCGACACCGCCGGTCTCAGCCGTCCAGATAAGCCACTCAGGTGAGTTGCCGTCAGGCATCACGACGAAGGCGTATTCCTTATCTGCCGTGAGCATCACCGGTTGATTAAGAGTTACTTGAGTCTCAACTGTTCCTGTTGAGCTTGTGGTGACGTTTCCAGAAAGGATACGACCTTCACCTACTATAAGCGAAGTGTCTGGATACCCATTGTCGGTCTCAGTTATGTAAACGGTGATTCCGTTATTGGCGTTGTCGTCCTTAGCGTAGAAGTACACGCCGATCTTCGACATATAGACGCCTGAAGATCCGTCTTCCGGACGACTGATCTTGAACGTTTGAGCTATAGGATCAGTGCCGCGATCACGGCCGTCAGGATTCTGTCTGGTTGTAGTCGTGCTTGTGCTGATAGTGTTTGTCTGAGTGTTCGACGAAAACGACAACTTAGGCTGCGAGATGTTCAGGGTTGTCGACTGCTTGGTGACCGAGATGTTTTGACCCGAATAAGTTCCGGTGGCTGAAGTGATGATGGCGTCAGCGCCTGTAGTAAGATCGCTGACGTTTACTATCCTAAGAACCCTATCGCCGGTCCTGAACATGCCTTCAGGGATCTTAAACAACCCGTAGAGTTTGCCGTCACCGTCGCTGACTAAAGCGGAACCATAAGCACCGTTCTGCGAAACGACTGAGTCTTCCTTGCCGGCTGATGGATTCGTCGCGCCGCTCAGAGTTCCCGGTGCGCAGTAGGCATCGACGTTCTTACCGTCGAAGAACACGTGCATCGTGGTCTTCGGCTTGAGGTTGGTTGCGACGAAAGCAACGATCCTGCTGCGAAGGTATGGATTGATCGAGAAGTCTGAGACGTAGTTGCCGAGGTCGACCTTCTCGTTGATCGTATCGACCTTTATATCGGTCACGGTTCTCTGCTGAGTGGTCTGGGTCGTCGTAGTCGTGGTGGTCGTTCCACCGCGACCGGTGCTGGTGCTGCTCGACGAAGTTCTGGTGCCCGTAGTTCTCCAATCGCCGAAGTTCGTGCCGAACGGAGAGTTGGCGAAGTCCTTCCACGGTGTGGCGTTGTCGATGTTGACGTTGATGTTGTTGGCCTGCTTCTCATCGCGATAGAAGTCGTACGATGGGAAGAGGTCGACCTTACCGTTCCACTGCCAGACCGACTCGGTGCAGTTCCTGTACTTCGTCGCGTAGGGCTGACGAATGTATTGGACATGTGTGAATGGCACGGTGACCGTGCTGCCGTTGATGACGGTGGTCGAGTTCGCGGTGTCGTACTTGAAGTCGACCGGATATGCGTTGAAGAACGGACGAAGCACGGTCGCTTCGGCGTCGATCGAGGCTTTGAACTCGATGTTTGTGACGTCGGCGCTGTTGAACGAGTTGAATGGATCCGCGAAGATGCCGTTCTTAAACCTGTTGAGAGTTGGGTCGGCTGCTGACGGGATGTTCATATCCTTCGCCTGCTGCTCGAGGGCGTTGAGGACGACGTAGTACTCAAGCCGCTTGATTCGATCGTCGAACCTCGTGAGGTCCTTCATCGTGTAGCGCTTGGTGGTCTTGACCGAAATCCTCATCGAGAGGTCTTTGCGCCCGTAGGTCTCAGCTTCTTTGACGCTCAGCGACGGATACGGAGGAACGAACACCTCCGCGATCGGCATGACGTCGTTCTCGATGTATGGAACCTTAGGAATCACTGCCGACTGACCGGCTTTAGCGAGCACCTTGCCGGCAACGTCCATGGTGACCACGTCCCAGCGCGGGAGGTAGTACTCGAAGTCGCCGGTGAAAGTTGAGTCCGGCTCCGCGATGTATTGGTTCGTCGAGGTGATGTTGAAAGATGTGTTAGATACCGCTGGGTTGATCGTGGCCGAACCGACGGTCGTCGTCACGGTCGCCGTGTTGTACTTGACCGGACGGAAGTCGACCGCGTTGCGAAGGTCGACGTATCCCTTGTTCGACTGGAACGTTGGGATCTGAGCGGTGGTGATCGCCGTGGTGTTCGCGGTGTTCGCGTCGTCGATCGGGTATGAGTCGACTGTGAAGAAGCCGACACCAGCCGAGGTGTTCGCGACGAAGTGATCGAGCTCGATGAGAAGCTTCGTAGAACCTGTGATGTTCGCGGCGTACTGAGGCTTCACCGAGATCTTAGCGTGATCGTATAGGTCGTCGCGCTGACCGTTGTCGAGAGAGAACCACTGCTTGCGCTCAGGGTTGGTGTTCGCGTAGGTGGTACCGACGTAGATGTTCTTGATGTTGTATACGTCGACGAGGCCGAGGTCCCACGGTCCAACGGATGTGGCCGCGTTGTTCGAGCAGTCGATCTTGACCCAAGTGCCTTCCTTCGCGTCCTTCTTTGCTTGGACGGCGGTCGACTTGCTGACCGGATAAGAGGCGTAGACCGTCATCGAGCCCGAAGCTAATGTCAATCCCGTGTTGATGTTGAACGAGATTCCGCCCGCGATCGCGTTGACCGAAGTGATGTTGAAGTGGTGGCCTTCTGGATAGTAGTGGGCCACGTTGTACGTCGCGTATGTTGCCGCGGGTATGCTGATCAAGTTCATGAACGTGTTGTTCGAGACTTGGTTGACTTGGTAGTACACAGTCGCGGTGGCGTTGGCGACCCTGATGAGCTCACCGTTCGCTATTGAAGTGGTGAAGGTGGTCGAGGTGCCGACCACGTTTGCGTCGCCAGAAGTGATGGACACCGAACCCGCGATGTTCGCCGAGTAAGCTGCGGCTCCCGCCACGACGTTGAACTGGTTGAGGATCGCCGCGGACGTGTAGTTGCCTACCGAGACGCCGAGCCTTTCGGTTCCGCCCGAAGCCGCGGTGTCGAGATTGAAGATCGCCGATCCGTTCGATGCCATCGTGGTTGAGCTGATCTGACGGAAGTTGAACGTGGTGTCTGAAGACGCCGCGCCGTTGACCACGAGGGTCTTAACCGCATCGAAGCCGGTTGGGAACACCGCGGCCGCGAGGGTTGAGTCCTTGAGAACGGCGACGCCGGATTCCAAGACCGCGTCGGCTTTCGCGTAGCCCGCGCCGTTGGTCGAGTAGAAGCTCTTGACGTCGTTCGCGAAGCTCTTACCTGAGCTCATGCGGATGTTGAATATGTAGAGGGCGTACTGAGTCGTGTAGAGACCCTTGGTGCCGCTGTAGTGCTGCATGCCGCGAACGTTCGCGTAGCCTACGATCGAGCCTGAAGGTGACGAGCTTGCGTTCTCACGATCCGACAATGAGTTCTGCGCGGTGTCGTAGAGGGTGACTTCCGCGAGCGTCTCGTTGTTGAACAAACCTTCGACTTCGTCGACGATCACGTAGTTGCCCATGTTGCAGGTGATGCCGATGTTGTTCTCAATGTTGGTGTTTACCGCGCGAGGAGCGTTTACGTAGACGTCGGAGATCTTCTCGACCTCATATCCCTTGACGTAAGCGAGACCCGGTGAAAGCTTGTAGTAGAAGGCCGAGGTGTTCGCCGCGTCTGCTTCCGAGTCGAGGAAGAACGGACGAACGACGTAGTCACCCGACTCGTTGTAGGTCCTCTTGGCCATCGACGCCATGAGCTGGGCGGACGGGTCCAATGAAGCTTTCTGGGTGATGGTGTTTGAGTTCTCAAACTCGGCGATCGCGAAGAAGTTGTTTGATACTGTCGACCTAAGCTTAGCGACGAGGGTCGGCGTCAGCTTGAGGCGGTGCGCGCCGGGAGCGTTGTAGTTCGGTGAACCGATCGCGTTGTCGTAAAGGGTTGAGTCTTGGTTCTCGGTGACGATCGACTCGGTCGTCTCAAAGCCGACGACGTAGTTGTTGACGTTCTGGTCGTAGTCGCGAACCACCACGGTCTGTGTGTTGACCGTCGAGAAGAAGCCCTTCTGGTAGATGATGCCGTCGGAAACCGTCACGCCGTAGCCGTATCCGGTGGCGTTCACCGTCGCGTTGGTGGTCAACACGGTGATGGTGTCGATGAGCTTGCCTGCGTCGAGAGCGGCTGACTTCGTCTGCGTGGTGTTGTAGACGTAGAGCGTGTCGCCCGACTGGAACTCATTGACGTCGTTGTTCGAGCCGTCCTTGCCGGTCTGAACGTAGGTGAGGTACCAGCGATTCGTGTCTGGATAGTTGGCTTTGTATCCGCGCGCCGAGTAGGCGATGTATGCTTTGACGGCGATTGTGCCGTTCGAGCTGTTGGTGATCAGGTAGTCGTTGTCGTACACAGTCACGGACTGCGAGGTGTTGGAGACGAACGTGTCGTTGAGACGAACGAATGGAAGCTTGGACCTATAGGAGATCGCCACGCCGTCGACGATCGATCCATCCTTGAAGCTGTAGTCGCCGAGCCTCGAGATCTGGTTCTGAAGCATCGACTGTATCTGGTTGAGCTCGCGCGCCTGAACCGCTGTCGACGGTCTGAACAAGATCTTATAGTACCTCTTCGACTCGCTGAAGTCATCGAGGTATGTCGTGCTGATCGTCGTTGCGATGTTGTTGCTGAGCTGCGTCGGCATCGTTGGTCCTTAAATCGTTATTATCAAATAACCCTGCTCGTTCTCGGTGTCTGAGCGCTGGATGTACTCAATGTTGTCAAGGTGCAAGACCCTGAATGAGAATCGTTCTATGTCTGGATTATTTATACCGTTTGCTGAGATCGTGGCCGAAACACCTGAAGTTCCACCGACTATTGTTTCACCTGAGGTGCTGTTCGCCGTGAAGCTGCCGCTTATCATAACCACCTTCGCGGTGGTTGAGTTCGCGTAGTTGACCCTCGCGGTCGCGTTCGATGTCGCTCCGGTGATGATCTCATTGTTTGTGAATGTGTTGAGACCCGTAGTGATCGTAAGGGTCGTCAACGCGTTGAAGGTGTTCGTTGAGAAGGTGTTCGTCGTGTACAGGCGGTGACCGGTCTCAGATGAACCTGAGGTCAAGTTTATCGAGGCGCCGTCGAGGGTGGCGGCCAGCTTGACCTTCGTTGAGTTCGCCGATGAGATGTAGTAGTGGGTGCCGTTCGCCAAGCCACCGATCGCGTTGTTTCCGGTGTCTGTGGTGTAGATCACACGATCGCCGTAGTTGAAGTATGTATTTGCGTTGGTGAAAGCGATCGTGTCGTCGGTGTTCGATACCGCGGTCAAAGCGTTGAAGGCGATGTTCGCGTAGGCCGGTTTAGAGTACTTCTGAGGCGAGCTGATTATACCTCCTTGACGAACGGTCACTTCCGTCGATATCGAGCCGCTTTCGTTGTTGTTGAAGAACACCGAGAAGCCTAGAAGCTTCGAGCCGAGCTCAGCGTGCGCGTCGTAGCCGTGGCCACCGTAGGGAGGAAGCACCGCCCGTGCAGTCGCGTTTGAACCATAAGACGGGTTCGTTATGATCTGCACATTGGCGAATGAGTAGTTGCTGCCGGCGTTGATCACGTCGATTCCCATCAAAGCGTCGGTCGACGTATTGACCGTGCAGACCGCTTTGGCGCCGCTGCCGTCGCCGGTTATCCTGACCTGAGGAGCGATCCTAAACTCCGAAGTAGCGTCGAGAGCTGGGCTGTTGATGGCGTCTTCGGTGTAGACGTAGTAGCCGGAACCATTGACGACGTAGTTCGATATGTTGGTGAGCTGTCCCTCACCGGTTCCGTTGAATATGTAGAACGCCGATGAGTTGTAGTAGAAGTTGTCGACCGACAAAGCCGAGGTCGAAGTAAGCTTGAACACGGTGTTCGACACCACTTGCGCGATGGAACCTGTGATGTAGCCCGTGTATCCGACGCCGGGATTCGTCAAGAAGATGACGTCGATCGCACCGTTGACGGCCGCAGTGCTGATAGTAGTGTTGGGCTCGACCGGAATGTATGAACCCGTTGAGAACTTCGTGTTGTTCGACGAGCTGATCGTGTACATATACTTCCAGATGTAGCCGTCGGCCGTCTGGAATATGTTGTTCTGTACTAAGGTGGGCTCGGACGTTGAAGCGGTGTTTGAGTTGTTGAACAAGCACTTGTACACAGCTTCCGACGAGTTGATGACGTAGAATTGCTTGTCGTATAAGTCGACGTCGGTGTCGTCGTACTGCGCGTAGGTGTTTCCGCTGCCCCAGAAGTGCCTAGGTATCAAGTTCGTAACGTCTTCGCTCTTCAGCCTCTTTCCGGCGACCACGTGCCTAGAGAAGTCGGTGATCGCGTCGGTCGTGTCGTAAGCAGTCGTCGGGTTGTTTTCATCCGGCCAAGGGGAAGACCTACCTATGGCGA